TTCCGTGCTCTTATAATAGAGCTTTTACCACTCCTTTAATCTCGACCTAGTAGGATATGATACTACTAGACCAGGTTTTCGCCAAAAAGGAGGAATGGCGATGCGTGGGCCGATTAAAAACATCAGATTCAGACTCAGCATTGTGTTGAGTTTCGGAAAAAAGAAAATCAAACTTTCCGATTTCTGAACCTTGGCGTTTCGCTAGGGTACGCAGTGTATCGCGGTACCGACACCAGTCGGTGTTACCCTTAAACTTTTTACCTCTGATCATCACACCCTGTGCTTCACACACATGCCAGTGACGGTTAAACCGTACCTTTGCATGCCGGTTAAGGCCAGGTGTAGCGTTAAGCCTCGAACTAGTGTATCCAATGACATCAGAATTCTCGATGACATATGGAATTTTAGTATGCCAAAGCTCAGAAATGAGCTCTTGTAGGCAACCAGCTAGCTCGTGCAACCCGTCATTAAAAGCCGTATTAGCATAGCTAACGGCTGCGACGAGATCAGAAGCCGACCCAGATGACAAGATGGGCTTTTTAATCCGTAAAGGATTTACGTGCTCACCCCTGTAGGCATCAGTTCCGCAGGACTCACGAAACCGGCCACCAGTACAGCATTTTCCTTGGTTAAACTTCATCTTCAGTTTTTCGAAGACGTAGAATAATCCCTTATAGGGCAATCCTCGGAGTACTATGTCATCACCGTAAACGTACACACCTGATAAAACATCATCAAGCTCGTATCCATAAATCAATACGAGGGAGCTAACAGCAATACTCCAGTGTACTAAGCTTTCAATAGGGAAGCACAATGCAGACCCCATAGGTGCATACATATTCACAGCAACTGTTCTGTTGCCATGTTGCACACACTCGCTTCTTGTTGCATCTAACGCATCAACCCAGCTTGGCGGAAACAAAAGTTTCACCAGCCACCAGGTTATACGGTTCGATGCCTCCTTCATATCGAGGGTTACGATATCCCTCTCTATGCTCGAGCCCCACAGTGCAAGTGATCCATTTATAGTCTGATCCGTGAAATTCACATGACCAGCTGTCAATGGATGACCCTCAATCAACTCATACAACAAGTTTTTTATACCTTGCTGCAAGTACTGATTGAACACACCTTCTTCGCAGATGGTGCGAGGACCGCGGGAATCTTTCGGAACACAAGCAAATTTACTGTAAGGCTTTGATACCTTTCCAGTAAGTGTTACATGCCCGTGCTTCGACATGGAACGCTCAATGTCTTTCGGATTTGAGAAAAAATATTCCCAACCAAAATAATTAAGCGCCTTCTGAGTTGGTTGATCATGAAAACTAGATTTTACCCAGTTTTCATAACCCTCAGAGACCGCCCCTGGACCGTGACCGGGTATACCGGTTTTCGGATTAACCCCATGGAGCAATTCCGCAAGGAGAGTACGAGATAAGTGTATAACCTTTTTCAGGTCATCACTGAGCTCAGGTTTCCCTAAGCTCTCATCAGTCTCGATCATCTGAGACCATGTCCGATCTATCATATCTTTGTCGATCGGCATCTCGTACTTGTAAAATAATCCAGCTATCTGCCGGATGTCTTTTACAGCTGTTATTGACGGATTATCAAGCTCTTCACCCTTATCATTTAAAACTAAGGAGAATAACTCATGAAATAAAGCAGGACGAACATCGCTGTTCGTTTTTGCCTTAAACATCTTGGGACGAACCCAAGTACCGCCAGAGAGAACGGCATCAAGACTCTTACCAAGTTCAGGTATAAGCCGCGATGCAAATGAGAAGCCCTCCTTATCTAATCTGCCGAAGAAAACTTCAGCAGATTTCGATAGGTCGATGGCATTCCATCGTTCAATGTCCTTAAATAGTGAATGGTACACGTATGATACCATACGCATGGCTCTTCCGGATAGCATATGCATGTCCTCCGAGCTGACACGTACTTCACTACATATTATAATCTATCATATCCGGAACATTTCCGGATACTAAGATTCGCCGTTCAGCAGCTTAGCAATGTTGGCAGCAGAAAGAAAATCTTTCAGCTGATCAATCATTATAAGCAACTCAGAATTATCGGCAAATACCTGTGGGTTAATCACGTTAAAGTACACAGAACGTGTAGCTTTAGCCGCGGGATCATCATCATCGTAATTAGATGTTGAATCAAGGCGGACAAGATGACGTGAAGACCGATTTACTCCACTACCCGACTCTTGCGTCGAAATACGCATAATGAGGGGGAGAACAAGACCACGTGACGCATCTCTGCGTACAGTGGTACTGTCTTGGATGGAGATAGTTGACACGACATTATCGTCAGTGCCGTTGGTTAGGGTTATTTCAGTAGGGAAGCTCATGTAGCTCTCCAAAAAAGAATTTTACCTACGAGACCAATAAAGATAGGCCTAGCAGAAATTGCTTCGTCCCGAAATGATCGGCTTGACGGATACCAAATGCACTATGATCTGGTATACAACGAGTTCGGCTATAAGTATTAATAATTACATTATAACCTTGCACCCATTCAGACAACCCTCTCCATTGATCTACGGAGAGTTCTCTTGTTGCCTTAATGGATATACAGTAGTCTAAAACAACAACTACGGTATCTAGGTACGGTTTGTCAAACTGACCTAGAAAATCACCAACGTTAATGAACCAATCAATAACAAAACTGAAAGGAATCATCTCCCACACCATTGCGATGGGGGAAGAAAGACCGAAGAGATCGGCTTGTGCCATTAATTTAATGACATCTTTCTTGTAACGCTGCGCAGCAGGGACCGTATAGGTATACTGCATTGTTGCAGTTGTCACTGTTTCATAGTCCGACATTACTGTGCGGGCTTGCCACGGATATGTAGAGGTCATTTTATCGGCCTCTGCAAACGTGTAACCAGGACAATTGACTTTCTCGCTGTAGTGCGAGGTCAGCGGGGTTCCTTGAAGACGAAGAAAATCATCAAGGCGCTGTTCAAACTTTTTCAACGCATCGATGGTATCACGGATCGATCCTATAGTAGGAGCAATACCGAATTGATACCATAAATTTGTCGATCCAGCTTTACTGATCAGACTGCTACCGCGACGGAACGGCTTAAGAAGTTCTTTCCACCCAAATACGAGTTCCTTAATTTCTACAGGACCAAGTATAACAGGGTCTATTCGAGGCTTCATAGCCTGGAAAGCACGGGCATTAAACCCGTCGTCCACATCTACATCTGGAATGCCGGTAGTATACAGAATATTCATTGCTAGGGCACAACCTGATTGTTCACCAGGTAAACCCGTAACTCTGTTATCTGTTTCCTTAACCAGCATGCGGCGATGGTAACAATCTCCAAACCTTTTAAAACCAGGTTTTTCATATGAGATTGAAGAATGCGAGCTATATCCTAATAGAGGATTATGTTCGACTTCACCACCATTGTAACCTTCCTGCCAATACCAATAATCGTAGACTCCTTCAATGGAGCCTTTACTTTTTACGGTCATGGTTGGCCTCCTGCGATGTAAACAGGAATGTCCGTCCGGTATAAACCGGAGTAGGGGAGATTATATTGGTCCTCACCAATATAGGTCTCACTGCCTAGCATAGTGGCAATATACAATAGCCCATATGCAACAATTTTTAAGATAGTCGCTAAATGCGGCATGTGCTTTCTCCTTTGACATGGAGGCTGCACACTGTACCTAAGGGGAACAAACCCTAG